GGGGACTTAGGCAATATTGAAGCAAACGATCAAGGAATCGCAAACTTTAGTATTGTTTCAAAACGTGTTGATCTAACAGGTGATCGTAGCATCGTGGGCAGAGCCGCAGTGGTTCATGCTGATGAAGACGATCTAGGTCAAGGCGGAGATGAAGAAAGCCTCAAAACCGGTAATGCTGGGGATCGATTGGCATGCGGCGTAATAGTCCTTGCCAAAACAGATACCTAAGGAGATATAACTATGAAAATTGTAAATTGGGTAAAAGACCGTATCGCTGAACGTACCTCATGGGACGGCGGCGTAGTAATTGCAGTCAGCGTACTCGCTCTAATTGCTAGTCCAATCATTACATGGGTAGCATGGGCTGGTTTAGCCTATGGTATCTGGACTATTATTAAAAAGGACTAAATGTCCTTAACTTAAGGAGGAGAGTACAATGGACGCTCTTAAAAAAGTAAAAGGTTGGGCAGGTTCACTAACAGAAGTTGGTGTGAGCCTAATCGCACTAGGTATTGTGCTAGAAGTGTTATTCAAAGGCGCAGTACCTTTTTGGTCAGACATCAGTGTCATTGAGAATGTTACAGGCATTATCAAAGGACTATCAGCAGAAGGCCTAGTAGGTCTAGTTGCTGTTTGGGTGTTATACCACATCTACAAAAGTAAGTAATAGTTTAGATATCTAGACTCTATTAGAGAGGGCGGCATATTTGTCGCCCTCTTTTTTGTGATAAGTACATATATATAGGAGGTTTTAATGCGTAATGAATATTTTGTCCCAATGAACGAGCTAATCGTACACACACGCACAGAGACAGGATATGAGTTGCCAGTGGATATAGAAGTATACGTGAGTGCACTTCTTGGAAGTTTCATAGATAAGCCAAACTTTTTACCAGAACGGAGTTTTGCAGAAGCATATTCAGTTTTAAGTAAAAAAGATTATACTAGTGCTAAAGAACTGGGAGATACGTGTTTATTTCTTAGTGGAGTTTTTCCTGCGTATGGAAAACGATATGGATTAAATAAAAGATACTATCGTGAGATAGGATCGAGCAGCTATGATATTGCTAGTAGTATGTTACATCAACAGGTTTTTAAAATGCTAGCAAGACATTTTGACTTCGTAGCTGAGTATATCAATTTAAGTACAAATGCTAGAAGAGATATAAGGATTTTAAATGAGTCGTAGTTTAGACGGTGTTCTCATAAAAAAAGCTCATAGAGCACAAAGATTTACACAGGAACAAGTGCAGGAGTTTGCTGCCTGTGCGCATCCTGAAACAGGTGTGTTTTTCTTTATGGAGAACTATTTTACTATCCAGCACCCTACAAAGGGACAACTGAAGTATCAGCCGTACGAGTACCAACAAAAGCTACTAGAGACATATCACGGTTATAGATTCAACGTTAACATGCTTCCTAGACAAACAGGCAAAACAACTACGGCAGCAGGTTATCTGTTATGGCGTGCTATGTTTGTTCCTGACAGTATTATTCTTATTGCTGCACACAAGTACAGTGGCGCACAAGAAATTATGAGTCGCATACGTTATGCGTACGAACTCTGTCCGGATCACATACGAGCAGGTGTTACAAGTTATAACAAAGGCAGCATTGAATTTGAAAACGGGTCACGCATACTAAGTCAAGCAACAACAGAAAATACAGGGCGTGGTCTGAGTATTAGTTTACTATACTGTGATGAGTTTGCATTTGTGCGTCCTACTATTGCTAGAGAGTTTTGGACCAGTATTAGTCCTACACTGGCAACTGGTGGTGCAGCTATTATTACTAGTACACCTAACAGTGATGAAGACCAGTTTGCTGAGATATGGAGACTTGCTAACAAGTGTTTTGATGAAAACGGCAATGAAACAGATATAGGCATTAATGGATTTAAATCATATCGTAGTTACTGGCAGGATCATCCTGACAGAGATGAAGAATGGAAAAAAGAAGAGCTAGGACGTATTGGCGAGGAACGTTTCAGACGTGAACACGAATGTGAATTTATTATTAATGACGAAACGCTTATAGATAGTCTACATCTTGTAAGTATGAGAGGCGAAGATCCTTTGTTTAAACAAGGTATGGTACGTTGGTATCGTAAGCCTAGCAAAGATAAATTGTATATTGTAGCACTTGATCCCAGCTTAGGAACAGGAGGAGATCCTGCTGCTATACAAGTGTTCGAAGCACCTAGTATGACACAGGTAGCTGAATGGTGTCATAATAAAACACCTATCCCACAACAGATAAAGATTCTTGTTAGTATTTGCGAATACATCATGGAAGAAACAGCTAACGAAAATAGCGTTTATTACAGTGTAGAAAACAATACTCTAGGGGAAGCTGCTCTTATTAGTATTGCAGATATAGGTGAAGAAAATATACCTGGTATATTCCTAAGTGAAAGTAAAGCACATGGCAACGCAAGACGCTTCCGAAAAGGTTTTAACACTACACAACGTACCAAACTTAGCAGTTGTGCCAAACTAAAAACACTTGTTGAGACTGATAAAATCACACTAAACAGTAAGATGTTAATAAGTGAACTTAAAAACTTTATTGCAAATGGTAGTAGTTATGCTGCTAAAATTGGAGAAACAGACGATCTAGTAATGAGTACAATACTTGCTTTACGTATGGCAACTCAATTAAAGACTTATGTACCAGAGCTAGAAAACCAAATAAGGGACAGTAATGACTTCACAAGGGAGCCTATGCCTTTTGTGCTAGTTTAATAAATACAGTATGAGCGCATTATCACAAGATTTACACGAAAGACTACGTGGAAGATTCAACAGTCTAACAATGGGCAGGGACGACGGTGCCAAAACACTAGTTCCTGACGAAGCAGTATTCTTTGAGTTTGGCTTCAAAGAAGGTGTTAATGATTACGGTAGTGTAGTTGTTAGTATTCTTGACGAGGGATCACTTAAAGTTTATTTCAAAAATGATATTGTTGAAGAAGCAGACGAAGATGCCAAAGATAAATGGTATAACTTTCTCAAGGATCTTAGATTTTTCAGCGCACAAAACATGTTAAATTACGAAACTAAGAACGTGACAAAGTCTAGATTGGACAAAGCAGATTTTGATTTCTTAGTAGGACAAAGTAACGCCAAGGATAACGTTGCCATGGAAAGCAAACTATACGGAAGCAGTCAACGCAGCTATGCAGACCTTAACGGTGCAAAGTTGATTGTACAGCATAACAAAACTGTAGACGAAGAGAAGATGGGAAGTCGCAGTAGAGATATTAGAGCCATCTACATTGAGAACAGTTTAGGAGAACGGTTCCGTTTTGAGAACAACTATCTACCAGGGGCTAGAGCAATGGCTCGCCACATTAGTAATGGTGGTTATCAAAATGATGAATACGGTGAACACATTTCAGAGATTATGGCAGAAATGAGCGAACTTAAGAGCTTTGTCCGCGGTGTTAAAAGAGATGACTATGTTACTGAAGATAGCCAAGAGATCATTGACCTTGCAACTGATCGTTATTATGGCCTGAAGAGTACACTGGAAAGCATTAGCAAACAAAAAGGTTATGTAGACTACTTTGAGAACTATGAGCCTGCAGAAATTGAAGTTGATGAGAATGACATCGATGATTTACGTACAAAACTTACACGTGAAGTATTCGATGACAGGTTAGAAAGCAGCCTAGGCGCAGTAGGAAGAGCAATGAAATTAAGCGAAAAGAAATCTGGCGAGTTCTTTGACTTTGGCAAATGGTCTAGAAGTGCAAAGAGTGCAGGCGCCGAAATTGAAGGCGATGTAACTGGCGCACGAGCAATGAAAGACGGCGTAGAGATTGGTTCATGGAGTCAAGACGCTGAAGATTTAGAAGGTCCAAAGATGGGCAGTGATATCAAAGAGCCTGGTTATGGCGAGATTAATATGGGCGGCGGTGACCGCGGTGAAGGCGATGCAAGAACATTTGAATTACCCGCAAGCCTAGAACTTATGTCAGGAACACCAAGTTGGAAGGGCATGCAGTTCAAAGACAAGAACGCAATGCTAGCAGGTATACTTAGAGATATTGCTGATCGTGCACAAGACGATGAAGTTAGTGTGTTCGCAGCAGATATGGCTACTAAAGTAGCTAGTGAAGGTCAGTCTTTTGGCGTTAGAATGAGTGACGAAGGCTACAAAGACAACAAGAAGCTAGCAATACAACTTGCTAATATGGCAATCAAGCAAGCACAAAACGAGTCAGTTGAAGAAGGTTCAGGCGACGCTCCAATTAACAAAATGTCAGATGAAGATCTAGCAGACTACATTGGTGTAAGCGTAGAAGAAGTTAAAGCAGACCGCGACCAAGCAGAACTTATTGCACAGAATATGGAAGAATCAGCTGATCCATATATGGCTGAATACGAACAATCAATGAATGATATTGTTGAGAAGAAAGAAGAAAAGCCAGATTACCTGGACTTTGATGGCGACGGCGACAAAGATGAGCCAATGAAGAAGGCACTTGCAGACAAAAAGAAAATGGAAGATAACGAGTATGGATTCCAAAGCTGGGCAGATGAGGAAGAAGGTTACGAGCAACAAGAAGAAAATCCAGTTTACCAATCAATTCTTAGAAGAATCTTAAGTCAACATACTAGTGTAATTAGCTCAGCTGGCCCTGAGGCAGTAATGGACGCAATCCAAGATGTAGCAGATAGTGTTGGCGATGTTGAAGAAATTGGCAGTAGCGACGTAAGTATTTGGACTAATGAAGTTTTACAGCAACTACAAGGCGGCTACGGCGAAAGCGCAGAAGCTGAAGTTGAAGACCTTGATGAAGGTCGTATGTCAGACGTACATCTAGAGATTACACAGATGATCGACGATGGCGAAAGCGACGAAGACATTATGGCAGCATTGCCAGGTCTAGTAAGCAAACAGCAACTAAAAAGTATGAGAGCAGAAGAAATGGATAGGCCCGCTGAATATGATGAAAGCATTGATTGGCTAAAGAAAGCAGCAGGCATAGGGTCAAACACAAAAAGCAACTTTGGCATTCGAGAAGGTGAGCAAGGATATCAAAAAAGTCTAAGAGATGAGATCGGCAAATACCTAGAAGGCCTAAAATAATCATTTCCCGGTAATACACCCGCCTAAGAGAGATCCTCAGACTTCAGTTTGAGGGTTTCTTTTTTTGTCAAAAAAACCTAAATTTTATTGTTGACAGTATAAATACAATGTCATATACTGTATACATGTTGTTAAGCAGTGTATGTCTTAGGCAACAAATAGGCTAAAACATAGGCAAAGGAGAATAGGCATTATGGCATCTTTAGCAGAAATCCGTGCAAAACTAAAAGCACAAGAGACACGTTCAGAACGTGTAGGCGGCGACAACGCAATCTTCCCACATTGGAATATCCCAGAAGGCTCAACGGCAGTTGTTCGTTTCCTTCCAGATCAGGATGAATCAAACACTTTCTTTTGGATGGAAAGGCTAATGATTCGTCTACCCTTTAATGGTGTAAAGGGTGACCATTCTAATCAAGTTACAGTTCAAGTTCCATGCGTTGAGATGTGGAACGATACT